GTTTTCGAAAGAAATGTTAGCATTACCTCCTTTAATATTACAAAATTTAAAATTTTCTGCTGGCAACGCTGTTTATGATTATTGCATTGAAAAATTATTAAATGCAATTATTGAAAATTATGTAAAATTAGTTATAGCTCATCCAATTTTAGCACCTTTTATGCCTAACTTTACTGACGATAATCCTGTTTTTTTAAGTAATCTTCCGAAAATAGCCGAAGATGAAACATCTGAACATTATAAGTATACAATGTTTTTATCACCAACTGACGAAGAAACAGGTTTATTTACAGGTGATGCTTATAAGCAATTTAATGATGATACATCTGCGCTAGCTTTTTCATATGCTTTCTATTATGCGTTTAGGGATTCTTTTTTCTCTAGTTTTTTAGAAATTACTTTGCCACCCCCAACTCCTCCACCAATTCAGAAGTTAGGTTTAAACATTTTAAATGAAGTGGTATTAGATCTTAAAAATTTACCAATTGATTTGCCTAATCCTACAAAAATTGCAGGAGTTTTGGAAAAAATTAATGACGCCATTACAACAGGTCAGATATTATCATCAGCTACGGCGTCAGCAGCAATTGGTAATTATGAAATATTTCGTAAAAGTCAAGGATCAGAACAAGTAGTGATTGATAAATTAACGAATATTCATAATTATAATAATGGTCCTAATAATATTCCTGTGATACAGATGGAGTAAAAATGTCAATTAAAAAGAAATATAATTTTGAATCGGGGGGTAATACTCGATTTGATTTGCAAGAAACCTTAAAGGATATTGCAGCCAAAGAAATTGATTTACCTTTGAGCATTAAAACTCCATTGGAAATTTCTCGGAAAGATGATTTATTTAAGATGCATTATTCTTTACGTGACGTTTTAAATGATCAAATTAAAAATTTAATATATACTGAACCGGGTGAAAGATTGTGTTTTCCTACTTTAGGAACTAGTTTAAAAAGCGTGATATCACAAAACAACGATTTAAATGTTACGATTGATAATATCAGTAATCAAATTCGAAACGTATTAAATACCTATGCAACAGGTGTGATTTTAAATAGTATCTCAGCAATTTATAATGAAGAAGATAAATTGAAATATAATGTACCTGTTGTCGTTGTAACAGTCAATTATTCTTATTATGAAAATGTAAACGTGTATAAAGATAATCCAACAAGCGGGATCTTTAATACCGTAAAAAGAGACGCAGCAGTTGAAATTAAAATAGGATTAAACAATTAAGGATCTGATTATGGCGATTAACAATACCAATATACAACAAAGTATTCTAAATGAAAAAGCATTAACTCGTAGTTACCTTACAAAAGGATTTGAAGAATTTAGAAATGAATTAATCACCTATGCTAGAAATTATTTTCCTGATAAAATTCAAGATTTTACAGAAGCCTCAGTCGGTGGGATGTTATTAGATTTTGCAGCCATTGTAGGTGATTCTTTATCATTTTATATGGATCATCAATTTAATGAATTAAATCCTGACACCGCGGTGGAAAGAAAAAACATTGAAAATCATATTCGAAAAGCAGGTATTAAGGCAGTTCCAGCTTCACCTTCAATCGTTGAGGTTTTATTTGAAGTAAAAGTTGAATTATTACCTAACTCTGAAACAATTAATGAAAATCAATTACCTAAAATTTTAAAAAATTTAAAACTAGGTAGTTCAAGAAATATTGATTTTTACTTACTTGAAGATATTGATTTTAATAAAGGCTATAACGTTAGAGTTGTTAATACCAATGCGGCTGTACCTTTTGCAATATTACAAAAAAGAGGTTTAGCCGTTTCTGGAAATAAAGAAACGATTGTTGTTAACATGTCTAATAATACACAACAATTTCCAACCGTTGTAATTCCTAATCGTAATGTAACAATGATTGAGAATGTTGTTGATGATTTAAATAATGAGTATTATGAAGTTGAGTTTTTAACACAAGACACTGTATATAAAGCAACCGTGGCCAATGAAAATGGTGATAAATACTATGAAGTAATTCCAGCGCCATATCGATTTGTAAAAGAAGATCAATTAACATCAGGCTTAACAACTTTAAGATTTGGATCTGGCGACAAAGATTCAATTATGCAAAAATCCTTAATACAAGATCCAACTAATTCAGTTTTATCTCTATACGGTCGTGATTATTTTCCTAAATTTAGTTTTGATCCTAGCGCTTTATTAAAAACTAATAGTTTGGGGATTGCGCCTAAAGGAAACATTTATATCACTTATTCTTATGGTGGTGGTTTAAATCATAACGTTCCTTCTTTTTCAATTAATAAGATTACTGATTACGCTAATATTATTTTTAAAGATAATTTAACTGATGTTGATCGTGAATTTGTTATAAATAATATTACTGTAACCAATGAAAAGCCTAGTGTCGGTGGTTTAAATGGTTTAACCTTTCAACAATTACAAGGTCAATTAAATAATGCCATCAAAATGCAAAATCGTATTGTTAATTATCAAGACTTGTTGTCAAAAATATATTCTATGCCTTCTTCCTTTGGTAAGGTTGCAAAAGTTGCTTTAGAGGATGATCCTAATAACATATATGCTAAAAATTTATATGTATTATGTGTCGATAATAATCAAAAATTAGTATTTGCAAATGATGTATTAAAAAGAAATCTCAGTAATTATTTAAATGAATTTCGTTTGATTGGTGATTCTTTTAATATTTTAGACGCCAAAATTTATAATATTCAAGTGGAAGTAAAAATACGTATTAAAGAAGGAATTGATCCTGTGTTAATTAGTAATAATGTAAAAGCTCGTTTGCAAGATTTCTTTATTACTAAACAATTTGAAATTAATCAACCGATTGTGTTAGATGAATTATACAATGTGATTATTAATACAAATGGGGTTTATTCAATTGCAAATTCAAAACAGAATTTTATTAAACAGATTAAAGGTAACTACGCGGTAAGTATTATTGATGAAGTAAAATATCCAAATGGTTTACAATATTCAAATGAAACGATTAATATTCAGAAATTTATTTTTAAAGATGTTTTATATCCTGCGAAAGGTGGAATATTTGAATTGAAGTTCTTGGATAAAGATATTGTTGTGCAAGTTGTAGTTTAAATGTCACTTGTCTTATAATTAATTTAAAATAATTATAGGAAAGTTTTAAATGTATATCATTTATCCAATTGCTAAAGACACTTACATTACTAACAAATCTTTAAATGGGGTTGACGGCCGAAATGCAAATTTTGGTAAAGCTTCAACATTAGATTTGTATAAAACATATAACGAAAATACTGAAATTAAGTCAACATGTTTATTTAGATTAAATGATAATATTACTGAAAACGAAGTTATTTCTTTTCAAAATACTTTTGGTGAAACAATCTCAATTTTATTTGATGTTGCAATTGATGTTACAGATCCTTTGAATGGTACTCGTAATGTCGATGATCAAATTATTATAGGTTTAGCTAATCTTGCAGGTATTAATCTTATTGCTTCTATTATTCAACACGCAATTGAAGTCTTAGGAAATTTAGAAATAGGTGCAACTTTTTATGCTCATGATCCTACTGGAATCATTTTAATTGAACAAAATACAAAAGGCGATTTAGGTGATACAAATTTAATTTTGGAAGAAGATAGTAAATTTCAAATTTTAAAAGATTTTTCTAGAGTTGAAGAATCATTATTCCTATTAAAAGCCGATTTACCTGCTGATAATGAATTTTTTTCATATCAAATTGTGAAGGATAATATTAAGGTATATTTGGAATTACATGATATTACTACCTCATTAAGTAAACCTAAAGATTATACGGTTGAAGCATTACCTTTATGCAAAGATTTTAATGAAGGTTTAGGACGTGATGTTTATTCTTTAACAGATATTGATGCCGCTAATTGGATTTATTGTAATTATAATGGTAATACTAATGAAAAAATCGAATGGGAAACCGCAGGAAATATAGGTTTAATTGAAGGTACTGATCCTGCTAATTGTGATATTTTAACTAATTTTGATGATTATAATTTTAAAACTGATCATGCGTGTACCTGTACTATTGTTGAAGGTAATGAAAACATTATTATTGACGTCACACCCATTTATGAAAAATTTTGGGATGCAGAAAATCCTTTACCTGATCATGGGTTAGTCGTTAAATTTATAAATGAAATATTATGGGACGATGAAACATATTTTGCAAAAAGAGTAGGTACTCGTAATTTGCGTAATCGTCACATGCGTCCTAGCTTAAGATTATTAATAGATGATGTTTGTTATAACATTCCAGTTGAAAAAGATTTTTATTTTAATGAAGACAATAAGGCTTTTTTATACAATAAAAAAGGTAATAAGGCTAAAAATATTCAAAAATTACATAATGATCAAATCGTATCAATTTCAACAGGAGATATTCGTCTAAAAATTGAAAGTGTCGCGTTAACAGACGATCTTGTTCCCGTACCTATTTATTCCTCGGTTGATTGGAATGTAAAACAAGGAAAAGATATTAGAGGAAATGATATCGTTGGCACTTATTATACAGATTTTAATATTGAAACGTTTACTGATCCTGCATTAAATATTTATATGTTTGAAAACGATCTAGACTCATTGGATTTTAAATTTACTTGGTATTGGTTTACAACAGAAGAGACTATTTTTACGGAGACTAAAACGTTATATCGTGATACATTAAGCACAGATTCAACCTTTAAACGTTTAAGGGCTTCTGTTAAATTATATTCACCTGATTTAGGTATGATGAATGAAATTCATAAGATAGCTGTAACATTTTTTGATTTAGATGCACAATATGATTATGTGAAAGTAAGAAGAGAATTGCCAGGATTAGATGTAGGTGATGTTTTTTATGAAGTAATTGATCCTGATACTTTAGAGGTATTAGTCCCATGTACAGAAGAATTGAATGCCACAAAATGTTTGAAAGAGAATGATCATTATTGGTTTCCATTTTTTAATTCCGATATATTTTACGGCCGTCGTTTACAATTTATTTTTAAATTAAAACAACAAGAACAGAATAATTTAATTGTGAATGCCAATGAAGTATTCAGGGTAGGTAATAATGGGTAATTTGTTTAAACAACGTAATTTAATTGATCAAAAATATCTAAAAGATAAGAATAAACGTGTTGGAAATTCTAATAATTGGGCACAGGATAATTTAGAAAATTACAGTCAAGAGTATTTCGAAAGATTTGATACGTATGAAGGATTATTTAATACACAACAATTTTTAGGATCCATTGATTTTGCAGATTTTACTAAACATTGTTTTTTTAATTCAGCTGTTTCAAAAGTAGAATATGTATTTAATCAAATTTATGATGATTTTCCAGTTGATGGAACTGAAGAGGAATTACAAAATTTTTATAAGAATTTAGATGGTTTTGGACGTTATATCTACAATCAATTAGATAAGAATATTGGATATTTAAAATTTAATGATTCATATTTAGAAGTACAAAATCGGGCGGGATATTTAACGTCTTTTAATCGAAATGATAAAATTGTTTCGAAATTAACAAAAGCGGTATTAAATCCTGTTAGAAGTTCATTTGCATTTGATTTTAGAATTTGGATTACGTATGATCAAATACAATCAGTTAATAATCAAGTAATTTTTCAATATTTAGATAAAAGTAATTCCAAAAAAAATGGTTTTACGTTATTTATTAAAAATTTCGAAACGTTAAATGATATTGTATATGCCAATCTAGTTTTTCATGCTAGTAATATTACTAATAATAGTAAATTAGCAGCTAAATTCAAGGTTAAGGTTAATTCCTGGCAACATGTTTCTTTATCTATTAATAATATTGTTACCAATTTAACGCAAAACTCAAAACAAATTAAATTATGGATCAACGCGTTTGAACAAACTGATTTTAAAAAATTAGAGAATTTTAATACAAACGATTATTTCGAGATCAGTGATGCAACAAATTTTTATTTAGGCAAAGGCGAGTCACATACAATTACCGATCAAGAAGGTATTTATAATTTACCTGCAAATTCTGAATATTTTACAGGCTATATTGATGAATTCAGATATTTACATCAATCAATTGATCATGAATGGATTGTAAGATTTAAAGATGATAATATTTTTGCACAAGATTTATTGAAGTTATATTTTAAATTTAATGAACCTAGTGGCATTTATGAAAAAAACATGTTTTGTTTTGACTCAAGCGGAAATTCTTTACATTCAAAGATACAATTAAGACCATTTATTACAAATGATCCAAATATTGTTAATGTGATTCGACAAAGAATTTCAGATTTAAGATTTGATCCTTTAGTCGATGCAATTAAAGTTTCTTTAAAATTTGAAAAAGATGAAAATAATCCTAGTTTAATGCCCACTTATACCAATAATAAACTTTTAAATCAAAATTTAATTGAAGAAGCTAAAGAGTATGACATTTTTAATCCTAATTTGATTTTTAAATTATTCCCAAAACATTACTTTGATGAAGGTGCTCAATTTGAAGGTTTATCTGAGAATTATAAAAATAAAACAGCTAGCACTTATTATATACTTGACACTGATTCAACTGATGATGATACTTTAAATTATCCCGGGCAACAAAAAAATGAAGGTGTTCAAACATTTGCACGTCTTTTATTAATTTGGGCTAAATTTTTTGATGAAATTAAGATCTATTTAGATGTTATGCCAAAATTAATTAATATTGATTATGGCGATATCACCTCGGCCAATAATGCTGTTAATTTCTTCTTACCATTAATGGCTAAAAAATCAGGTTTTCAATTTAAAGAAATCATGAATTCACCTACTTCGAAGTTATTAGATGGATATATTATTGGAGCTGATGGGGTTGATAAGAGTGAATTTAGTTTAAGATTTGTACAAAATGAATTGTGGAAAAGAATTTTAATTAACTCACGTGATATGATTCAATCTAAAGGTACCAAGAACGCAATTAGATCTATTTTTAATTCTGTGGGTATTATTCCTGAGGAATATTATCGTTTTAGAGAATATGGAAAAAGTCAATCTAAATTTGTTGAATCTTCCTTATTACAAAAAATTAAAAATATTAAATTTCTAGATTTTAATAAATCAGAAAATGATCTTCGATTAGATTTAAGGCTGAGTTATCTTTTAAACAAATTATCTTATAAAAACGATTCATATTCTTTTGAATTTTTTATTCATTATGCGTATATGAATAAAGACGAAGCAATGTCAGAGGTTTTATTTAGTTTAAAAAACATTCAAAATGATGAAGATGTTTTAAAAATTGTTTATGAGAAACAAAATCATGATAAATTAGGTAACTTAAAATGTATTTTAAAATTAAAAGATAATACTGAAACAACCATACAAATCGAGCAAGTTAATTTATTAGAAAATAAAGTTTCCCATATTGCATTAATAATTGACAATAAAGATACCTTACAAAGAAATATTACATTGACATTACAACATTGTAATAAAGATTTAGATTTAAAAACGCAACAATTAGTTCAATACAAAGGGATCCTTAATCCTTTTAAATTATTTGACAATGAGAAAAATAAAATTATTACGTGTGGTAATTCTTTTAGTGGTCAAATTTCAACTATAAGAATATGGAAAAATGAATTAACTTTAAATGATCTGAATATGCATGCTTTAGATTTAACATCAATTGCTAATTCAGATTTTAAATTGTTAAATGTTAAAAATATTTCTGAATTATTGTTACTTAATCTAACATTACAAGATGATAATTTCTATATTAATAATGTTTCTAAAAATATTTATCCAATTGATTTTAGTGAAAATAATGTATTACCATCACTTAACACTGAAAATACATATCCTTTCAAAATTTACAGTCAAAATTTGACGCCTGAGGATTTTTTAACATTTAATACAATTATTTCATATGATAATGATTTTAAATTTGACGAACCTAATGTTGATAATAAGGTGAATATTTTAAGTTTTGAAAATGAAGATTTAGTGGCTAAATATAATGCAGAATTAACACCTGTATATGAAGTTAATTACGACAAACAAAAGAAAAATGACGTTAGATTTTCCATTGAAATGTCAAACGTGAAGCATTTAAATGAAGATATGGGTAAATTATTCGAATCAATTGATTTTTTTGCTGATATTATTTCTGATTTTGGCGCCTTAAATGATCCGATTTATAATAAATTTGAAAAGTTTTCAGATTTTTATTTTAAGAGAATCAAGAGTCAGACCATACAAATGACACCGTTATATGATTTATATCAAATCTTTGATAATATTTTATCAGAAATGTTGCAAGATTTTGTTTCTAGCCGAGTTAAATTCAAGAATAATATTTATGTAATTGAATCACATGCCTTGGAACGTCACAAATTTCATTACAAATTTATGGAAAGTCATGTTGTTATGAAAGGCGATATGAATACTTCTTCCAATACTAATTCTAAAAAGTCATTTAATTATTTAAAGTTAGAAGGTCGAAGATTATTACAATAAAATATTATCTTTTAATATTTATCTAATTAAAAAGGCATATTAGATGATAACAATTTATATTGAACCTGGTACCGTTGCTCCTTTTGTTGATAATAAAAATAGCGACGAATTAGGTCAATTAATCAATTTTAAAGTTAAAAGTCGTTATTATGTTCCAGTGGATAATGTATCAATTACTGATATTTTTAACAACGAATACTATGATATTTATGAAACACCTAACATTAAAAATCAAAAAGCGCTTCAGATAACTACCAGAACATCTCAGATTGATTCTGTGTCAGAAGATAAATATACTTATGGATTTTCTATTTCTTTATCACCTGAATTAAACGAGATCACTCACCCTAGTTCTAAATATTTTTCAAACTTTCGAGAAAATAATAACTTTAATTCTTACGTTGATAAATTTCAAGAAGATACTATTTTTGAATGGGAAGAGAGACGATTTTTAGACGAAGATGATGTGTTTAAATTGAATAACATCACCACGTTAAATTCAGATTTAAAATGGTCAATTCAATATAAAAATAACTATCAATTAATTCATATGTTATTTACACACGATCGAATTAAAAAAAGTTCTATTAGAAATTTAAGAAAACCCGGGTTAAGAGGATTAGCGGAAGATTTTAAAACTACATTTCCTACTTTACATGCGGTTGGACCTTTTAATGATGAATTAAATGGATACTGTGAACCAGTCATTTACAATAATAAATTGCAAAAATGGGAAAATACGAGCACTTTAAAAATCTTAAATAATTATTGGGAAAAAATCCTATTAAGTTTAACTGATCAAGAAAGATATTCTTTTATCTCCAAATTATTATATCCAATTCGAATGAATTCTGATATTCAAAATTTTAAATTTGGAGGTTTTTTAGAAGCCTTTCCATTACGAGATATTATTCAGTTTAGAATGAAGCCTAAAAATGCATTAACAGGTCTTAAAATGTCTTTAGTTGAAGGCGGTACTAACGTTAAAGGCTTAACAAATGTAATTAAAGATTATATTGAAATTAATCCTACTGCTGAACAAATCGAGATTAATAATTTAAACGCGTTTTTTGAAGGATCTGAAAATTTTAGTGATATTAATGACATTGCATTGCAAGAATATAATTATAACGTCATTTTAAGAAATGCGGACACACAGTCAGTATTTGATTTAAATGGTAATATCACAAATCAAAAAACAACAATTGTCACACAATTAGATGCCCCCTATCCTATTTTTTCAGAAGGAATTAATTTGTCTTATATTAATACTGACGAATCAAAAGATATTATTAAACCTTTTAATGATAATTTTAAATTTTCAATTTCTAATTTTTATGAAGAGATTGAATATTTTCAAATGCACCCGAATAAACTTGAAAAATTAATAAAAATTTTAGCTGATCAGTCTTATAATCGTCGTGGTATTTTAAATGAAGAAATCGAAATACAATATCTTCCAAATGGATATGATATTGATAAATTAAGCAGTCCTCTAGGACGTGATTCTAAGATATATGTAGGAATGAAGGAATAATAATTATGGCTAGACTTAAACAAGTAAGAAATAGTTCACAACTATATACACAAAACGCGAATGGCTCTGGTAAATCATTTTTAAATGAGAAAACCAGATTAATCTTACAAGATTCACAACAAGTTAGACAACCTTACATTCCTGTAGGCACTAATACTGATCATTTAATTATTGAAACAGCTTATAACGACAATAATACTATTAATTTTAATGTCGATGACAATTATAATGGACCTCGTGAACAACAACTATGGGCCACTAATATCGCGACAGGTTTATCCGAGGAATTATTAGGACGCGATCAGCCTGAATGGATTCCTAAAAATGAAAGAATCACAATTAATGAACAACTCGCAACACCTTCTACTTTACCTGACATGTCTTTGATTTTTGATAAAAACAATAGAAAAAATTTAGTTGATAAATTCACTAAAAAAGGTAATCCTGTTGAAATAAAATTTCATCCATTTAATGATATTGAATATATTCACAATAATTTGACAAATAAAGATTTTATTAAAGGGGATGGGGAATATTCATTTTTAAATACTAACTTATATGAGGAAACTTCAATTGATATTGAATTAGATACACCTGTTGATACAATATTACAAAACACAGCATATTTTCAAAAGGCTTCGTTTTTTGATAATTCAGTGAACAATGAAAATAAAAATATCAAGGATTACAATTTTACCCAATGGTCTGATTCTCCTTATGAGTTTAGACGTAATGAACAAACTTATTCTAGATTAAATACTCCTACCATTATATACAATTTTAAAGAAAACTGTTGGGAATATCGAGGTATACCTGCCCCTCATCAATTTTTTACAGCGCAACCTTTTCAAATAGAGACATCACCTATTAGCAATAATGATGTGGATTTAAGTTTATTAAATTCAATTCCACTTGATAATCCTAATCCAGAATTTGATGATTATAAAAAATTTGCGAGTTATTTTGACCGTTATATATTATCAGAATTGCCTTTAACAAATAATCCTATTAATTATCTTAGAGGTAATACACAAATATCACCAAATAATGATCATTCGAATTTGTCATTACCGACCTCTCAGTTTGGATTTCCTCATTTTTCTAAATTTCATGCTTTTGATGAAAATTTAATAGATATTTCCAAATATATCAATAAACCTTTTATTATTGATCGTGTATCTTTAAATTTAGACGTGGAATTACAATCTGAATTTTATATTAACCCTTTATTAAATGATATTGAAGTAAGAAATGGTATTAATGCATCTTTAAATTTTTTCTTAATTAATCAAACTGCAAATTTTTCAAAAGGTTTACAACAAAAAGCATTTTCTAATTTATTTATTAAAGGTTTTAAAAACATATATTCCTTAAATCCTTTTAAAAATTTATTAGGTTTAAATTCAAGTAAATTAAGAGACTTGGAATTATATTTAAATTCTGCTTCTTATCGTATATCATCTCAAAATAATAGTCTATTACATACTAGAAGAAACGTTACAAGAATTAATGCCAAGAATTTAAATAACTATAACAACTTAATAAATTATGGTACTTTAGCAACAAAATTATATCTTAACGATGATCAAAATAACACTTTAAATAATCCTAATTTGTTAACAAACCTTGAAAATTTTCATAAAAAATATGAGGATTTTTCTTTAGCATTTAAACGCGAAGTAATTACTTTTGGAAATATTAATTTTTACTCTAAAGGTAAATTAGATTTATCAAATCCTACTGTTGAAGATCGCATTAAAAACGTTAAGAATAGAATTATTAATAATAATGATGCATTTATTGAAACTGATGATTATTATCTTATACCTCAATTTAATAATAATTTAGAAATACATATTTTGGATTATCAAGGTAATGTGAATTTAACAACTTATGTTAAAAAACCTTCCAATTTAATTAAATTAAATATTGCAAATCAAAATAATTTGTCATCTCATCAATTAAATTATCAAGTTGATCTAAATGATTCTCTAGATGAATATTTTATTGCTGCAGATGCAAAAAAAAATAAATTGGTTGGACAAACTATTTCTCAATTTTATAATGTTAAAAGTGAAACACGTAATTTTTTAAATGAAAGATCAGGACGAGATATTACAAATGGATTAATCTCAGAATTAAATAATACTAATCAAACAATTTTGATGACGTCAAGTAATTTAAATATACAATCTAATCAAAATATTCCTAAAATTGCTGATACTGCATTAAGAAATTCAGGGAATATTCAAATCACAAAAGCTTCAAATGCATCACCTTATTTATTATTACCTAATGATAAAATAGCTTTTTATTTGTCAATTTCACCTACCCTTTCTCCTAAAATATTTAAACAACTCTTAAAAATTAAAAAAGGAAAAGTCAGATTTACGTTACATGGTTATGTTCCTAAAAATAATAAAAAAGTAAATGATTGGAATAATTTAAAAAATTTAAATCAAAATAACTTAACAACTTCAATCATTGGTGATGATGAATTTGTAACAGATTCATATAATAACAATTATTATCAATATTCAAACATATACAACATTTATGACAGAGTCTATACAGGTAAATTTTCAAAAAATACAGACATCTCAGCACCTGTGATCACAATTAATGATCAGACTGCTTCAACAATTTCTAGTCAAGAAAAAACAATTGATATTACAAATTTAATTTATGATGATAATACTGATAACTTAATTACTGATCAAATTATTAATTTTGAATGTACCGGATTGAATGGCACAGTAACTAAATGTACTCTTTTAATTAATTTAAATAATAAAACTATTTTAAATGAAAAAGACAGCATCATTATACAAATTAAAAACAAAACAGGTTTAGATTTTAGAGTGAAATTTATTAATAAAAATAACGCTACTTTTTGGCCTTTATATGATGCGAATTCATCGCCTTCATGGGTTGAAGAAACTAATGTTTTGCCTGAAGAGATTTATGTTGGATCTACTAATGAAAATTATACATTGTTTTGGGATAATAATATTTTTAGAAGACTAACTACTCGCAAAATAGAAAATTTAGAAGTATTTCTTTTAGGGATACATTCTCTGTTAGGATCTAAAATATTATTTGGCGAATTTTATAATCCATTTATTAATTTAAAAATTAATTCATATAAAGTCGACTCAAAATATATAAATGATTTTAAATATTCTTATGATGATAGTTTTTCCTTTAACGATATTTTACAACAAACTTATTCAATATCTAACAGTCTCAGGCTTTATATTGAAGGTTTACAAGGTGAATTGACAAATGATGAAAAAACTTTATTTTTAAAAATAAATGCTGATAAACTGAATCGATTAATTCAAGAAATGTCATATTTTAAAAATTCAACTCGAACAAATAATATTGCAGCAACAAATAAACGTAATCATTCTAAATATTTTGAGTTAAGATCTTATGGTCAATTTAAAGATCGAGTTAATCAAAATATTTCAATGATGATGATTAATAATGAAAATGTAATTGAAAGTACAGTGGAACAAAGATTTGTGAATGGACAAACAGGCGTCGATCTTTATAATTTTACAACTGCGACGTTAAATGATCTTAAAAATGTAACAACAAGGAATAAATCTAGATATTGTTCATTATTAGATGCAGGATATAATTTAAACAATTCAGGTGATGTACAAAAATGGTCGACCAATGATTATTGGCATTATAAGCATGTTGCTTTTAAAGATGATGTAACGAATGATAGTTATTTAACTACAATTATACCTTCAGTGACATTTGATCCTAACATTGTGAGACAAATAATTTTTTAAAAATGACATGTTCCTAAATATAATAAAAAGAATATTTTGAAAGATATATGTTATTATGTCAGGAATACTTGATAAAAAACAAAGATTAGTTGATTTTATATTAACTGCTAATGGCTATAAACAGATTGAAAATGGAGATTTGCGTTTTGTTTATGCTTCATTAACTGATAACGAAGCAATTTATGATTATAAACAAAATGAATATAATGTGGCTGATTTAGAGGTGATGCCATTTTTTTTAGAAGCCTCGAGTAATTTTTTTGATCAAATTAATGCTGAAATTGATTTAAAGCAAACAGCTAATTTTGAATTAAGAACTGAAATCGATGGACAATATATTGATTTAAGAAACAATGAATATAAAAATGCGCAGGTTTTAAATAATTTTTCTCAAAATCAAATATTTGATAAAGTTGCAACAGGTTTAGTTGAAAATTTAAGAAATCAAAAATTAATTTTAACAGATTCTTTTTATAATTTAAATGTTGCAACGGGTAGTAATAATAAAATTTCGTTATTTGTCAATAAAATAAATAATGAAAACTTTGATATTACAAGTCGGATTAATAATACTGATACTTTGTTATCTATTAGATTAAAAAGTGTAAATGATTATTTTACCTTAACTAATTCAAATAGTTTAAATTTGTCAAAAGTTTCAATGATAGAAGATGATCGATTTAAGAACAAGCTTAATTATTTATTTTTACCTCCTAGTAATATGAATAGAGATGTAATTAGTAAAAACAATAAAATTATGAATTCATATAATTTGGCGCAAGATAATCGTAATTCGCATAAAATTATTTTTAAAAATTTTAAATCAAATAATGATATTGATACAGAATTAATTAAAACATTTATGAATTTTTCAGGATCAGATGATGAAATTATTCTAGAATCTATCAAATTGTTGGAAAATGATAAATTTGAAATTGCAAAAATGGAATTAAAATTTGAAAATCAAGAATATGATTCAGAATTTATTTTAAATTTATCTGAATTTAATAACCAGAATTCTGGTGTTGTATTTAATAAATTATTGTTTATCAATCATGGTGAAATATTTGATAAAATTAAACAAAAAAATGTACAGGTTTATTCAGCTGGTAAATTATTTTCTTCAAAAACAGAAATTGATTTTGATAATAATTTTAACAATAATCTTGATAATGGCAATTATATCATTGAAGACAATTATTTATTTGTAAATTTATTTACAATTGTAATAGAGTAAGGTAAGAGGTTTAAGATGTTAAAGAAGTTAGGTCAAATATTTAAAAGTACATTACCTAATAATAGTGATAGAGTTATTCGAGCAAATTATGAATTAGCTAACTACACTAGATATGAAAAAAATGCTAATGTATTTAGATCATTTATTGAAATAGATACAGTTAAAGCGCAAGAATTAAATTTAAGTTATTTTAAAACTGTAACAATTAATAAATTTCAAAATAGCAAATATTCTAATGAAAAATTAGGATATGTCAATTTTTTAGATGAAAATCAAAGATTAAATATTCAATCATTCATTTCAAATAATGATTTAAATCGTGATTATAATTTAATCAAGAGTGAAATTTTAGGACGTGATTTAAACTTAAATGATTTAGATAATAAATTGAGTATTGAACATTTTTCAAGTCGTAAATCTTATAATTATAATGTAGGATTAACAGTTGCAACTGATTTTCAAATTTCACAATACCAAGATTTATTTTTTGAATTATCTTTTGCGACAATCGCTTATAATTTTCCAAATGCAACTGCTCAATATCAATTTTTACAAAATATTACAAAATATGATTTAATCATCTATGCAATGGATAATAAAAATCAAATTATTGACGTTAAAAAGATTGAAAATTTTAATACTGCGGGCATTAATTGGGTAGTAGATCGATCTACCAGTTTGTTTAATATTGATGATGTTGATTTTAATAAACTGTTTAATCTAACATTCAGCACATCAGTGTATAATAATTTACAAAGACAATTTTTTATTAATTTAACTGATACTTGTAAAACATATAGAGAATCCTCTGAAATTGGTTTTATTCCTATTGAAAGTTTTTCAATACAAGAAAATTCTTTACCTATTGAAACTCAATTAAATAATATTCAAACTGAAACTGTTTTTGCTAATAATGTTGATAAAATTAGATTAGATTGTCGAACACCTTTATTAAATCGAGCTGTACCTTTTGAAATTACATATACAATGTTTATGAAGATAGCAGGTACTAATTCTTACATTATTAAGAAATATCAAAACACAATTACTGATGCTCGTTTATTACAATTAGTACCTCAACAAGATAATTTAAATCGATTTATAGGAAATACCAAGATCAAATATTTAAGTAATTCTAATACAATTAAAATTGATCTAAAAATGTTAAATTCAGCATTTGAAAATGAAAACTTTAATCCTGTATTATCTGGGATTTATATTAATAATGAATTACAAAATAATTTTGTCGATCGATGTTTTAATGCAATACCTAGATTTAATGATCTTGAAAATTTAAATTTAAACGGCACCAATTTAAAAACCTTATTTAATAATTCAAATGATAATGAATCTTCTTTTATCTTTTATTTAAGAGGATATGCCCCACGTTTTAATATTTTAACATTAGAATTTACTCAAGATTTTATAACCTATGTTTTAAATTTTCCAATTGAGTATGTATATGAATTAGTTAGTTATGATCAAAGTTTAACAATTCAAAATAATTTAAACTTTAATACCAGAGATTTTTCCAATTTAGATATTACTTACAAATTATTAATTAAAAATTTTAAAAATAGCAATACCAATTTAAATCGATTTTTATCTTTAAATTATGAAAATATCTTCTTACAAGAACTGCAAGAAAGTAAAACCCAATTAGATGCAAATTTTGAAAATAATATTTTTGTAATTGTTAAAAAATCGATTTATCAAGATAATGAATTCATTAAAGATAAGTTTTATATTTTTAATAAAGATATTTTTCAAAATATTCAGACCTCATTTCAAACAGATTTATCATTAGAATTAAAATTTAACGATAATTTACTAGTTAACTCTTTTTTCTTTAAATCATTTTCATATGACAATTTAAATTTAAATAAAGACGTCAAATATAAATTTGAAGCCAAAGTTATGATTATACCTTTAGGATTTTTTATTACGACATCAGAATGGTCAACTCGAGAAAGAATCAAAGAATTATTATCATTAAATAAACCTTTAAATTCTTTGCCTTCGGCAGGCATCATTGATAGTTTTTATGGTATGTTAAAAAACATCAATGATAATAAATTTTCCGATTTAAATCAATTGATTTTATATAAATTATATTCAGATTTTTGTTTAAATAATACCGTTGCGACCAATGAAATTTTTATTAAAACTAGAAATAATAGTCAGGTTTTAAATAATATTTTTTCATATCGCAATATTGGATATACTTTAAATAAAGGAAGAAATCAATCTAAAATTTTAAAATTTGTGATTAATTTTGATATTATTGATACAGTTTCAAATTCAAATATACTATTAAGTTTAATGAATGATTTACAGAATAATATTTTTAAAGACGTCTATTTTAGAGATAATAATCAATATACAAATTCTGCAGTAATTATTCCTCAGTTTACTAATATTGAGTTAGAAAATGAATTTAAAAATAATATCAGCATTAAATATGAATTGAATTCTAACACATTACAGATCAATGTGGATTTAAGATTATCACCTGAATTAATTAGATTTTTTAATTTTGCTTATAATCGATCTACTAATACTTTCTTGCCTTATAATTTTGACTTTTTAAATCAAAATTTATATTTTAAATTAAATCTTCCAGATAGTATTAGTCGTAAAATCGATCAAACCCATACCATTTCTTTTAACAATATTCAAAACAAATACATTATGATTGACTTCTATCAGTTCATTGAAAATTAAAATTTATTGCAGCTGATTTTTTGATAAATTTTAAAATCAAATAAATATAAATTAAAACTGTCGAGAGTATTTCATGGCTATCTTTAAAAAAGATCTGGAAAATATCAATAAATTAAATGAAAAAAATCAAAAAATCAATGTTCGAACTGAAATGTTACAATTGATTAATTTTCAAAATGAAGCTTCAAATTATGATTTATCAGATTTAAAATTTGAACTTGATATTAATTTTAAAAAGAAATCTGATAAAACCAAGGAAATATTTCGAAATATCTCTAAAACACGAATTGACAATCAAAGCTTTGGTAAATTTTTTGATTTATTCGCAGCTGCTAAAACTAAAAACACCTTGGTCTTTTCTTCATTAGAACGATTAACTTATGCGATTAAAGAAGAAAATGATCTTTTCAAAAATCAATTATCTATTGTTTCCAATGCCATTAAACATTCTAAAGAAAACAGATTTGATTTATTACATTCTTTTTTATTAAACACTTATTTACCTGATCTTTTTAATAATAACGTTTTTTTATCAACTGGTTATTCATTATATGCCACCGCACATAATTTAGAAGTATTAGATATTAAAGATTCAGTTAATAACCAAAATTTAGCAACTGTTTTTAATCAAATCGTAGATAATCCTGTTAAATTTATCACAAATTACGTAGGATTTAATTTTTTAGAATCAGATCAAAATAACTTAATTCTAAATCATTCAAAACCTTTAAGTTTAATGTCATTAGCCGCATCAATGAATAATATTATTGAAAATTCTTTTGATTATGCTTCCTGTAATTCTTTGTTTAAAGGTTTATATACTGATGAAGAATTAAATTCAAAAATTAAATTTAATCAATTTACAAATGTCCCTATGTTCGAACATGACTTAACTAAGGAAATATTACCTTTAAAGTATGTCGACGAATTTGCTTTGATCAATAATATTAATGTTAAAAAATTAATTGACGCATTTAATGATAATATCTTTCAAAACGTAATGCTTAAAGATGTTAGAAAATCATCACAAGAAGTGATTAGAAATGATATTTTTAC